TGAAATGATAAGTAGCACTCTCCCCTTCCTGCAACCTCTCCTTAATCGCAGTCCCGGTCCTTTCATTCCCCATCTGCCCCTGTTGGTTAGCCCACTGCCCACTCGTCATCATCATTTGCTGGAAAGCTGTCTGCATCCCTGTCTCAAACGCAGGAGAGGCTGTCGGCGGCTCTATCTTCTGTGGAGGGGGGATGGTTGCTTCAGGATTATCGTCATCCACATGGTTCCACACCAGCACTGAATGATTTTCCGTATTCGCCGTGTTCCAGAGACCTTCAACGCCCTCGATAGCTTTCGCCGCTGCAAGCCAAGGACTCTTCGTCTGCAAGGCCCCGAACTCAACGGAGGCAGATGCATTGTAATTAAACATCCTCTGCGCATCAGTAAGGGCACGCGTGTGCCCCTTCCGGTCAAGGATGCCCTCAATAACCGTTTCCTCTCCGATGCATCTAACAAGGGGAATGTTTCTACCAGGCCAAATGGTCTCATCAACAATCTCATCTCCCACCACCAGCTTCCATTCCACCTGCTGATCCGTGACGCTTCGCGTCATCGTTCTTTCATCCTCCTTAAGTTGGGAGGCAATAGACGCTGGAATCCGACTTTCCCTAACCGTTATCCTCTCCCTCATTGGAGTCATGAAGGAAATCAGCTTGTCTTGGACAGGGACTTTCCTAAAGTACTCGGCTACAAGCCAATGATCTTTCTCAATGAAGAAGGACTCTCCTGGCGCTATCCCGATCGGCATCCTCGGCGCACCCACCTGCCATGGGTAATCAGGTATGAGTGCCTCCACCAGCTCTCTTGGCATAAAACTAAATACAAAAGCGTATCGGGCGTCCGAGCAATTGGCCTCCTGACAATCTGGGTCCATGTAGACGGAGAATGGGTCGGGCACCGGCCTAATGTAGATCTCTTGGTCAAAGGAATCATTCGACTCATAATCAGTGACAATCCGCCACCAACCAATCCCGCACTTGACTTGGAAGTTCCTTGCAGGAGTATAAGCATTCCTTTGTGCCTTGGAATTGTACTCGATATGGCGTATGAGCTGCTTAACGATTTCAGCGCTCTCCTGCGTCGCCCCATTTCCCATCCCCAATATCTTACAGCTCTCCTTCGATTTCCTCATATCATTTATTATTTTAAGATTGTGCTGCCGGACAACGTTGAGAGTTAAGCAGGGTTTATCACTTAAATCCCTTGTACGCCGGATGCTATCAGGCCACTGATACCCATTAAAGGCGTCGGCCTCTGCAAACTTCAAATCCTCCATCATCTTCTTACGACATGTCGCTTCCCATTCCGAGGCCTGCTTAAACCTCTCCCTCATCTCCTCCATAATATCGAGTTCGCCCATGCTTCGCAACGCCGCAACTGTCTGGTCTGGCGCGCCCTGCCCACGCATTCCTTCTAACTCCTATATTTCAACACCACCATTAGCTGTAGTACCTGGTGTAAGCCCTGACGGCCAAGTAACTGAAGACGCGGTTATAACACAGCAAGGCCCATTAAGAGAGTATCGAGACCCTCCCATACTAGCAGTCAACCCAGCAAAAGTCGAACTAGTCAAATTCACAGAACCACTTCCAATAATTTCTATAAAATTCCCCACATTAATACTCGCAGTTATATGTAAATCAACTGTTGAACACTCTATAGACCCATCATAAAGTATCTGAATAAACGCTGCTGAACTACCCGAGATACTAATATTATTAATAAAATTCATCCTCCCATTATCCATCACCTTCAATGATGCACCGCCTACATTATTAGCAAAGGTACAATTACGAAAGTCTGCAATACAAAGCTGCCTACACTCAATCAGAGCAGGCACACCACCACTTACAACCCCAAAGCTTATTCCATTGAAGGAGACTGTAGCAAAATCGGCAATCGTAATCATAGGATTGGAACCACCAGCATTAAGGAACCAGTGGCACAGGTCAGGATTGCCAGGATTCCCAACTATATTAACATTGAACGTGCTTGCCAAAGACATTCCAGCAAGATTAATTATCTCCTGGATCGGATTAGAACCTGTATCGTGCAGTTGAATCGTGACGCTCAGCGGCTGCTGTGGATCAATAACACTCAAGACCGTATCATATGCATGCTGCACAGTCTGGAAACAACCTGCTCCACTTCCCGTAGGGTCAAGTCCATCCGCAGCGTCGTCCCCACCTGTATTATCAACAAAGAAAGTAGGATTCCCAGGGGGTGCCCACCTCGAAGTTTGATAAACCCACACCCCATCAATATTCTGAATGAAGATGCTTTGTAACGGCCACAGTATAAAGCTCGGCTTCCCAGATGGTGCAATCTGCTTCCCCCTTACAGCAGAACTATTAACAAACAGGAAGAATGCCGTGCTTCCGTAATCCGAAGGTGCGCCAATACTAACTGTATAGTAACTATCCGGACTCATAATAATAACTTTATCTATATCCCCAACAACAACCTCTGCAGGGCTAGAATAATGTACATGGTTAATAAGCCCAGAAATACTACCCGCAACAGTCAAATTATTAAGTGTTGTATTCCCTGCCACAGTCAAATACCCTGTCACAGCCATATTATTATTTATATTTACTGGCCCCTCATTAGTCAAACCTCCAAGATTATGTATCCCATCAACAATCAGCCCACCTACAAACTGCACACTCCCATCAACAGTCACATCCCCGTCAACAACCAATTTCCCGCCAACAGTCGCATCCCCGCCAACAGTCGAACTCCCGTCAACCTTCAAATTACCTGTAATCTCTAAATCCCCGGTAATAACCCCACTAAATGATTCCACTGTTGTAATATTATCCCACTGTACATTCCCAAATTGATCTGTCACAAGCTGCCTATAAGATCCATCCCCCCAAATAATCGCTCTCCCTGCTTGATCCAGCACAATTGGATTGGTATTAAGTATAGTCTCCCCTTGATCCTTCCAAGTGTTCTTAAACGTATTAGTATTCACCACATACATATACACAAACCCGCCAGACAACGGATTGCCATTCTGATCCAAGAATGTCTGTTCAGCATTAACGACTAAATCAGAAGATGCCATCGAGTCCTCACTTCATTCGGCCTCGTAAAGAGGCTATCTCATCCAAGAAGTGCCTCTATCCCTGCTTTCCCTACCACCCATTGCCCACGCATCGAGTTCCTCTTGCTTCTCCGCTCTTACCTGCTCCTTCAGCGCCGTCAGCTTGTCCCAGACCGCCGCAACCACACTAGGCTTCCGGTCTCTAAACGCAACGGCCAGGTACCGGAAGGCATCGGCAGCATCAGAGGCCCAATCGTGCAAGGGCTCATTGGAATACTGTCCATCAATAACCCTATATCTATAATGTCTGAGGGCTTGGATGCCTTCCTCGCATCGATCCTCGTCGAACCAGCAATTTGGGAAGATGAGTCTTGCTGCATTTATTCCGTCCGTGGGGGAGAGTTTCGGGACCTTCTCCGTTTTGAAGCCGTGACTCTTAATAATCTCTTGTATGCTTCTCTTCGTTCCCAGCTGCTTTGCGTACGCATCGTGGGGGAGCCAGCAGGTTCCATATATGTATTCCCGGTTCTGAAGGTATTTGATGTAATGAATGATGTCCTCGCCTGTGGCGCTGTAGAAGTCAATAACACGGTACTGCATTGCAACCCGTTGAGCGAACCATATAGCAGTCGCGTCGGCTCTCCCAAGGTCAAAGAAGATGTCCACAGGAGCTTCCCGCACCCAGGGCACACTACAAATCCGCCCTTCTTCCTGCGCCTTCCGCAATTCCTTAGCATAGACAGCACCCTCAAGCACTTGTCTGCAAAAACCCTCCCAAATATTGAGGTAGCTGTCATAATCCCTCAGCTTCTCCGCCTCCATCTCCCTCATCAACACATCGGGGAAGAATGGATTATCCCGCCAGGTCGTCTTAATCACGAGGCTATTTGCAGCATCAGACTCCTTAACGAAGCGAGTATAGGTGTAATCCGTCTCCAGCTCGGGATTGAAGGTCATCCAAATCTCAGAGTCCTCTTTTC